GATGAACAGTATAAAAATATAGAGGGAATTAAACCTGTACTTAGACAGAAACTAGCAATAGCTTCAAACATCATAGAATATATTCCGTTTATTTACATCAGTGTTCATTATACAGCAGAGGGACGTAAAGTTAGAACTACTCCTAGAAAGATAAGTACTTCTCCTTATACTGTTCTATTAGAACGTTTAGAATGGGAAGTTCTTACTACATATAATGGGACTATAGTAATATATCCTATGTGGGAAGATAAAGATACAGAATATAAAGGAAATCCTTATAATATGGAAGATGCTATAACTCTTACTATAGATTGGGGATATGATGAAGAAAATAATAGAGTTAAATATATGAGAAATATTAATCTATTTAACTTATGGAATACTATGCATAATACTGTAAACACTTCTCTTAGAATCCCAGAGTATACAAAAATAGGAGAATTAAAGCTTTATCATCTGATAGCATTCTTAAACGAATATATCCCAGATGATACAGATGTATCAGACCAAGGAATACTTAACGATATATTTAATATGACTGAATTTGACCCATCTAATCATCTTGATGATAATGTAAGTGCTACTTATGATGTAAATAAAACTTATGATGGATTTACAGGACTTCCTAGAGATAGCTTCTTTATGCGTAGAAATTATATGTTCTTATCTGATGACGAACGTTATGTTTATAACTATAAGTATAATATGGATAATAACTTTAATATAAATGTCGATAAAGTATTTGCTAGAGAAAGTAAAGAGTTTACTATATACACTATACCTACTAAATCATACATTGCTAGATTCCACTGGGATAAAGGTATTCCTGTAGATAATAATACTAGTCGTATAGAAGACCAAGTGAGTGTTGTAAAAGGACTTCAAATAGATGAAAGAGTTATATCAGACCCAGTTATTACTTCTTTAATAGCTAAAATAGCTAAGAAACTTAAAAGAAATAATCATCCTGATTATAAATACTTTACATCTGAATACGCATATTATAAGTTCTTAGGAGCGGATATAAGTGCTGCTATAAATAAAACTATACCTAAGTCTGCAATTATATCTTCAGAAGCTAATAATGTGAATGCTTTCATATTCTCTGATAGTATGGTATTTTATCACGTTATGAATAATAATAACGTCTATGTAGAAGATGCTAAAGAAACTTGGTATAATATTTCTAAATATTTAAATGTATATAGAAATAAACAGCGTACAGTTGATAGCAGAATTATATACAATCCAGAACATCAAATAAAGGATTTAGACCAAGAGTTCTTTGATTTAAGTCATAATGTGGATTTGAATATACTATTCCCTGGAACTAACAGAAGCTTTGAATTATACTTAGCTATAGAAACTCCAGAGAAATCAGAATATATGAACCCATATAGAGATGAAGATATTATAAGAATCAAATGGGATAAAGACGATGATGATAATATAGTATCTATAAACTTAAGAGATTTATGGTTTTACTATTATGAAACTAATAGAATAAGACCTAATCAAAAGTTCTCTGAAGTGTATCCTGAGGGAATTCCTATAGATTTCCATTTGAGACTTAAGGAATTTATATTGAAACATCCTGAAAAGATTACTGATATGATTAAAGATAGCACTTATCTTAAACGTGTAAAGACTTTACCAGAGTTTATGATAAGCTATTTTGATACTACTTTTAGTAAAGGAAACGAATTATATTCAGATAACACAGCAGACAACTGCTTGATATCATCTAAGTTATGGACTACATTCAGATATATTACTGCTAAAGATATGAAGTTAGAAGCTGATAAAGAAGTGCCTTTCTCATATATAACTTCTAAGACAGATTTATCTAGAGCCTTTTTAGATTTACCTATTCAGATAAATCCAGATGAATACTTAAAAGAAAACTCTTCTCCAATAGTATTCAAAATGGAATACGTATTTGTAGAATTAAAAAAATTAGTGCTAGATATATCGAATACATCTTGGACATTTACAGAAACAGCTCCGCCTAATCCGTCTGATAAAATCTATATAAATTCATTTAAAACTTTAGTAAACGATAATATCCCAGAATTGAAAGAACTTAATAGACTTCATGCATTGAGATATATGTTTGATACTAAAGATAACACATTCTTCCCAGACCATATGACATATGTATGGGACCCATCTAGAAGTTTACTTGGAAGCTTGTCTTCTTTCTTTAGACCGTTAGATGCGTGGAGTGTAGATTATGATATAGATAAATTAGTAGCTATTGTAAGATATCCTAATAATGCAATAGAAATAAAGGAAAATAAAGATACAGTTATAGTTAATGTTAAATACGAAATACCAAGTCAGATACATTTCCCAGATATGAGGCCTATGGTTTATATTATAGAGCCTACTGACTATGACAAAATAATCCCTATGGTAGATAACGTAGATAACTTACGTAATAATTCTTTATTGAGCTTTACGGATATAGATGGAAAAAAAGCAAAACTATCTGATATAGTAGTAGCATTACCTGAAGCAGTGATGTATGAATGGTATATGTGGACAGGAGTATTATCGCAAACATCGGCAAAAGATGGTTATTATACTAGAAATAACTTAGACTGGTTCAATACAGATAAAAACATATATGGAAGTAATATCGTAGAGTTTATTACAGAAAAGATACGTGAACTACGTTCTGCTCACGGATTGAGTACTACTGATAAATTCCCTAAGACTGTGGAAGAATTTAATAAGGCTAAATGGAATATATACTTTATTTCAGACCCGATTAAAGACCCTCCTATAGTTAATACCTTGGATGAATCTTCTATATATGCGACTAAAGAACGTATATTCACAAGATGGATACATATGAAAGATAACTTTAAATATATGAAAGAATTCGCAAATTATACAGCACTTGGTATAACAGGAAAAGAATTCTTACATACTAATAAACTGTTAAAAATACCTACAGTTCAATTAGATAATAAAAATCCGTCAAATGGATATCCAGCTAAAGTACCAATGATGCAACTATTCTTCGATATAGATGGAACTATGCGTGTCGGTACATCGTCATCACCAGTGATGATAATAGAACTTGTGATAGAATAAAAAAGTATTGGGAGAGCAATCTCCCTCTATTTTTTTATTTGAAATTACATAAAAACAATAGTTCTGTTAAGTTTTAAATTAAATAATAAAAGGAGTGAAGATTATGTTGACACAAATAGTCGGACCATTATTCAACTTATACTGGGATATAAGAGATACTATTGAAAACAAAAAGACAGGTTTTATAGGAAACAATATTATAACTTTACCGTGTTTAGTTTCTGAAGACTTGCCTATGGAAATAAGAAATAGTTACTGTAAATCTCTAGAAGTTGTATATGCGGCTGCAATTAAGTCTATTCTGTCTATTAAAGAAAGATCTAGATTCGACAGTTCTGCTAGAGACATATTCAGAAGTATTCCTATACTTACACCATATGATAAAGTTAAGTATAAGAAAGATATGCAAACTCTAGAAGAAGTATCAGATTGGTTCTTCAACAGAGAATATTCTGGTAAACGTGCCATAGATGTATTTACAGAATCGTACATTAAAAATATAAATAAATATTTTGATGATAAATATGATTTAGGAATGGAAGCATCAGATATCGTTTATAAAGAAAGTAGAGCTGGAGTTCCTACTTATGTAGAGATTGCTATAGTAGTAGACAGTTTACAAGGAAGAGCAGCAGAAAAAAGAATTACAATAGGAGTAGAAGTTAGACCAAAAGTAGTTTCAAATGTAGAATTAGTTTCTATGTTTGTAAAGAGACTTCTTCCAAAACCAGAAGCTAAAGATATAGGATTCTTTACTAGAATGAAGAATATCTTTAAATTCAATAGCAAAAGACCAGAAATAACTAAACGTGCTAATAAAAGCGTTTATGATATGATGAACACTATAGAAGGAATAAACAAACCTTTCGTTTGTGTACTTCTTTCTGGTACTGCAAGAGACATGCTATTAGATGCAGGAGTAACTATAACTAATAGTGCTACTATACAAAAATTATATGCACAATTACCAATAATGAGTATAGGTATTTACGATACAAATACAGATACTATACAAGCTGCATTAACTAGAGATAGTTATTTTGTAACTAGAACTGCTGGAGAATTTAATAGTGAAATATCTAACTATGAAAAACAACTTTCAGAAATGGTTAGAGTTAATAAAGTTTATGGATAGGAGGAATGTAAATGGCTAAATACGCTAGCAAAATGTACGAATTATTAGCTGAAAGATATGGAGTAGAATGTAGTTATGTAAAGCCTTACAGTAAAACTCTTATATCTATGGAAGCTTTATCGAACGAAATAGAAGCTTCAGAAGAAGAAGCGGATAAACAAGAACAAGAAATAAATTATGAGGAAGAGTTTGAAGGATTTGGTAATGCAGAAGAAGATACACCAGATACTGCCGATAGTTCAAATGAACCATCTAACTTGGATGCTGAGCTACCTGACGCTGATAATGAACTTAATGACGCAGTGGGTTCAGATTTTGACAATGTAGAACTTAAAGACCCAAATCCGATGGATGATATTCCTAACAAATTTGGAATGGGCGATGATATAGATGAAGAAGATTCTCAATGGGATGAGTCAGTTAATAGCATTGACGATACAGTTAGTGAAGCAGATGCTATCAATATGGTTAAAATTATTACTACGCATACTAATCAGTATGTGTCTAATATAGAATTGATTGAAAAAGATAATCAAGGAATAATAGAACGTACAGGAGATGTAAAACAGGCTCCATATTATAATGAATTTATACAACCAGCTAATACTATATTAAACGTAGTATTTAAAGATACAGATATAATGCGTAAAGCAAATAACTTCTTACAAGTAATAGAAGATAAAAGAAAGATGACTGCTATATGTGGCACTCCAGAAAATCCTTTCTTATACGAAGGTATTCAATTACTTGCAATAGAGTTGTATAAGTCTTTACTTGCAATAGTTCCTTTCTATGTAAAGAATGCAACTTCTCTAGATGAGACTATCGAAAGTATGAAACTTGAGCCTGTTAAAGTATTATGTCAAATGGCTGAAGATGTATGTGAAGTAGATAACTTGTTTGGAGTTAAGATATTCTATGTAGCACCTGTAATATCAGACGTCACTGGTAAATCAGAAGAATTAGCACAAACTAAATACGCTAATTTAGAAAGCTGTGCATATAGACCTTTCTCTAGAATGATGTATGCTGGAGAAAGTATAATGAACTTAGTAGAAATTAAGAATAATAAAGCATTACCAGAATATAGTATACTTTCTAAGATGATGAAAGTTATAAGTGGAATGTGTGTAAATCTTAACATAAAAGAAACTTATATTGAAGTATTAGAAATAGTTAAGAATGTTCTTAATAGTGGAGATAGCGAAGATGCAGAAAGTCTTGTATATGATGCATGTGAAAAGCTAAGAAAGCTTGTATTTATTCCGCAAATAGAAAAGATTGCTGATATGAATAAACAGGAAGAAGCAGATGCTATTGGAACTGATACGCCAGGAGACGAACCTGATGATATGAGGTCTGTAACTACTGATGATTTACCTACTCAAGAACCAGGAGAGTCAGGAGAAGCATTGGAATCGTTTGTACCTGATTTCATTCGTGATTTGTTAAAAAAATAATACAATAAAAAATGTAGCAATAGAATGAGGTATTAAGTTTATTTATACTAGACTACTCTAGTTTTAGTTAGTTTAATTATAGCATCAAACATATCAGGGTACTTATTCTTAAAAGCCTGAATGAATGCCATGTCTAACTTAGGTAATCCATTTTCATAATAAACAGCGTTATTACAAAATAGATTAACTAACTCGTTGTCAGAGTTACATTTAATAATACTTAGATCTACAGATAATATATCTGCATCTAGTAAATATATACTCATACTATCACCTCCTTTAATTTTAAATTTATTGCGGAATTTGAATGAATGAGGTTTTGAATGAAACTCTATTGCTACATTAATATAATATATAGTTACCCTAATAGTTAATTCTATTGGGGTAATTACATTTATTTACGTCAAACAAAAAAAAAGAAAGCAGTTTAAAGTCATGCTCAGGACTTGAAAACGTTAGAAGTATTTTTTCAACCCCACGTTTTCTAAAACTTTGTAAGCTATTTTATCGCTGTAATCTACACCAGCAGCTGTTAATAGCTTAAACTGCTTATTAATCTCAGGTCTAGCTAACACTAGGTCAGCTATAAAATTTTTACCATAGTTTTTTGTGTTTCCGCTATCAATGTCCTTATAAATTCTTCTTAATAATTCCACCATAGTTTCCTTTCTTTCCATTTGTATTACCTCCATAATATTATTTGTATACTTTATTATATATAGCTAATTTTTATCTATTTAAATTCCAAACAATCGCCTGTTTAAAATAAAGAAAGGAGATGAACCTATATGTATTTAGGAGAAAATTTACAAGCATATAAACAATTAATAAAAGATAATATTTTTTATTATGCTTATGAAAATCACTTGCCTAAACCTATATTAAATAATGCTATCCCTAGTTGGATAGGTGAAGTTTTTCTTACGTCTAATATAGATACAGAACTTCATTTGGATATTATAGAAGATTTAAAAACACTTAATATATACGATAAAATAAAGAGAGATACGGACAGATTTGTAATACTCCCTAATGTTTTTAGTATATATCCAATTCCATTAAAGCAATATACTGATATTCAAATAGCTAGAAATCAATATGATACAGATAAAAAGAATATAGTTATTATTAATGGAAAGCTGTTTGAACTTCATAGAGAACTTGCTGAATACGAATACTATTATAATCATAATGGAAAGTTCTATTACTTCTATAAGAATAATCCTGATATGGAAAAGTTATTTGATTTTAATAAAACTAATAATACTATAAATGTTATTACTATTAAAAGTCATGGTTTTCTTACAGATAGAGTTACTAGTAATTGGAATATGACTTCTGACGAAGAAAAAGGTTATGCTTTGTATTTGAATAAAGATAATAAATGGACTGATGATGATACTGAAGAACGTGCTTGTATTTACATAAATCAACCGTATATAGATGTAGACTACACAAAGATTAATACAGACTCAGAAGAAGATATCCCAGGACTTATGACCATCGGATGGAGAGATATGGAAATGAGACCTAAGTGGTATAATAATGACTTTAATCTATTCTTTGTACAAAACCCAGATATATTATTCAGTACTACAGCATTAGTATTATTTAAAGATGGAACATATCATGTAGAAAATCTTTATATGAATAGTAAAGGTAAATATGTAGAACGTGTAGATAAACATACGGTTAAATTCTCTAAGGATAATAAAATAAGAAGAATAATAATGTTTACACTTCCGTATACTAAACCTAGTTTTGAAAGACCCGATAGTTTGTATTATAAAGCTATATTAAAAAATCCTATGGTATCTGAATATACATCTCAATATAGAATAAATACTACTAAACTATATGAGTGGATGATACAAACTCCGTGCTTAGATGTAGATGAACTTATAGATTATGGGTATAAGAAAGACATAAACATACTTAAAGTAATTCAAAATACTTTTCCTAGAGTTATAAGATTTAATAAATACGATGTACTTATTAAACAGTATTATGGACATAGTGATGATAATAAAGATAAATTTAAATATGTTTATAATAAGCTATGGTTTAGAGATGTTGAAAAGCTTTGTAAAGAAGCATTCTTTACAAATAATGGATGGAATATGTTTGTAACTAGATTGAAAGAATATTCTTTTAATGAGCTTATAATGAGCTTAAAGAACGTATTTGATTACTCTAAACATCTTATAAATAAGAAAGATAAGATAAACTTTAATAGTAGTATTACGAAGTTTAGATATCTTGTAGAGCAACTTATAGCTCTTATGAAATCATATCAAGATAGAATTAATATTAGCAGAGATTTCCCAGAATATCCAATAGTAATGGACTTTTTTATAAATCTTTCTAATAAGACAGATGAATACTTCTATGTTATGAATAAAACTAAAATTCCTATAGGAATAGTATACCCACAACACACATTTCATTTACCAAAGATAATGATACCTGTATTCAATCCACTTCAAAAATACCCAGCTTTATTTATTAATAATATATTATATCCAATAGATTATAAAATAATCAAAGACCATGATATAGATATATTAGTAATAGACCCGAAGAATTTCTGGGAATTCTATGTAGGTAAAGATGTATCTCATTTTACAGAAGTAGATAGAAGTGATAAGAATACACATATAAATAATTATAGTGGTAGAGAAGAAGCTTATAAGGGAGCTAATGATGATATTCCTAAAGAAAGAAATATAGATTATTTATATGAAATGTGGATAAAGAACGTACAAGATGTTAAAATAGTTCTTGCAGATTTCACAGAAATGAAAGACCCAAATGGGAATAGACATATACACGGACGTATCTGTAGAGACCCGATTAATTTCTATGCAATCGTAGATGAATTCTCTTCTTCTACAGAAAATAATACTATATATAAAGGAGAACCTTTTGTAAATGGACATCTATCAAATGATATCTTTGCTAGAAAAGATGTAGAAATACCGTTTAACTTAACAGTTCCAGTATCTGCATTTGGATATGGAGATTATAATATGAATGGAAATAAAGTAATCCATGATAATAATGATATATTCAGAAGTCTTGATACGTGTTTCTCTGTTACAAAAGCTTTATTCAAATATCCAGATTTATCTCAAAAGAGACTATTTGGACTATGCAGAATTAATCTTGGAACTAAACAAAACGTATTCGCTGATTTTACATTATTAGACCATAGTGGATACAAGCTACAACCTATAGATAAACCATTAATCAGAGATAACCAAGTTATATCTTTTAATCAATATGGGATGGAAGTTATAGATGATATAGACATACTTTCTAGAACATATGTAGATTTAAACGACATTAGATATAATTCGGATAATATAGATTTAGTAACGCAAAATCAATGTGCATCTATATTTACACCGTCTTATAAATCTATAGAATATAACTATAACTTAGAAATAGATTATAATTTGGTTAGTCCTGATAATAAACATTACAATGATAAGATAACAGAACTTAATGATGTTATAGAATTATTTGACCCAGTTCCTAATAGAGCACGGGTTAATGTTCCATTTGAAATACTTCCAGATGATAATGTTCTTCATCAAACTCTTGCAATAAGATATGGATATAATGAAAGACATATTGGAAGTAGAGATATAAGCAGTGATGCAAATGCTACTATACCATATGATAATGCATACATCACTTCTAAGGCTTCTAGAGGCTATAATCCGCTTGATTTAGTGTTTAGTGGATATAGATTACAGCAAATGCTTGAAACGTCTAATATGACCTTTATAATCGACCATACGACGCCTCAGCTATGGAACCATAATTCTACACCTCCTACTAGTTTAAATGATTGGAGGACTATGACTAAGTCTGCTGTCTTTATAGATAGTAATGCCAAATATCAATATCCAGACGATGCTGAAGATACTACTGAGACTGTAACTAAGTTTCATAAGATACCAGAAAAGACTTTAGTAGTAAAGTATAATATGGATATATTTAGGAGGATAAAATGAGTGCACATTTAAAAAGCAAAAAATATGATTATGCTATGTATGGAGGAGTGGAAGATGACGCCAGTCTTGACATAGTAAAATATAAATTGGAAATAGCATTCCCAGTTGAAGAATCTTCTAACGGAGTGTATAAACTTGGTTCTGTAAATATAGATTTAAATGACGATTTATATATAACTCCTCCCTCTACTGTTTATGCAGTAGATTGGGGAGATGGAACGAAGAATATGCTCTGTGTTAATAGATATACTGGGGATTGGCATCATACTTATTCTATGGAAGATGGTACTATGACTACTAAAGTATTTGATATAGTAATCAAAGGAAATGACTTACCACAGCATAAGAATGATAAGAAAGCTGGTTATATTGCAAAAGTAGAACATAGTAATTACACTGTGACTTTAAGGAGTGGCGTATGAATAATAAAGGAAAACGTTTAAACAGAGTAATATTAAGAGGCGATGTATACTGGAATTGGGAGAATGAGAATGGTATCGTTAGACCTATTCCTAAAATAATAGATGATAATAATGCTCCTGTAGTAAGAACTACTAAAGTTGATATAGTATTTAATGACGAAGTTATATTCACTCATACATATAATCAACTTGATGTATTGCCAGATGTAGGAGAATTATTACCAGCTGGATATGTATACATTGACCCAAAGTATAAAATTCAAAAGTATGTATATAATAAATTTATAGTAGTGTATGATTATTATGATGTAGTTATACACTACTTAGATGGTAATGCTCCGTCTAATAATACACAATTTGGAGAATTTAGACAGAGATATAAATATGGAACTGTAGTAAATAAAGGTATGGTTAAATGGCCTGAGGGAAAGAAGTTAGATACAGAATGGTTTGATTTTGTAGTAGGATATCGTACAAGTGCCAGAATAATTCATAAGTATATGTATTTTTCTAATGTGTCTAATGTAGCATCATATCCATGGGGGGTAGCTCCAAGTAATATTACATCTCCTACTACTATTGAGTTTGTAAGTAGAGATATTCCAAGCATTAGAAATGTAGTTACAACTCCATTTCCTTTATTGACAGGAAGTTTAGATAACGATAATAGTTATTATATGATAGAGCGTGGGTTTCAAAATTTTAGAATGCCGACATTTATGGGTGATAATTCGACACCATCATATGATGTAGACTTTAGAGGACGTGTTAATACGTGGGATGTAGGTATACTATCTGGTAGAGCTTATGATGAAACTCTGTTTGAATCGAAGAATTTTAATGTAAATAATAGTCATAATATAGATGGTGTTGAGTATTGGCCATTTGTACTTAGTATGGCACATGATGCATACAGTATTATAGAGGTTAATGATGGAGGAACAATTACTAAATACACTGTTGATAATTTCTTAGAAAGAAATGATACTGAAGTAAAGTCGTATGTTAATGATTATTTAAATAAACTGTTTGCAGTATATCCTATGGATATAGAGAAGCTACCAACTACTACATCTAAAGAAGATTATTATAAATATTATAATAATAATGTTGATAAGTTTAATCATATTATTACTGATAAATATGGCTATAAAAGCATCAGTTCATTTAATAGTATAGAGAATTTTAATTTCTCTGAAATAGGTAATAATATCCTTACTTATATAGCAAAACACGAACGCGACGTGAATCATTGGACTTATGGTAAATTTTATAATGGACTTGTAGGATATTCAAAAGATGTAGACGCAACTATCAATGGAATTACAAGAAAGCTCAAAGTACGTGCTCATGAATTACGTCCATGTGGATATATATGTGCATTACTAGAGAAGAATGGTAAAACATATAAATATTTTTATCAAAGCTTAACTAACTATGGAGAAATGATGAGAGGAAGTGATTTCATCGGAGCTTTTCCAACACATGCTCAAGACGGAACTCCTATCAAAAATAATACAGAAGTATTAAGAATTAAATCATTGAATACTACACCACAATCTGAATTAGATTGGAGTACTATATCTAGAATGCCATCTAGCGTAGTATCAGATGCTATGGACAACAATGGCGGAGGTATTCGTTATAGTATAGTAGACCACGATTTCCAAGATGCACCAACATATGACCCAAATAAAATACCTGGTATATGGGCTGATGATAGACAGAAAGTATTAATGTCTAATACTAAAACTTATATTCAAACATATATAATAGAAACTAGAACTACTGGAGCGGAAGCAGGACCATCTGTACAACTTACTAGATATAAAGTATACTTCAGTGATGCTAATGGAGTTAGAAAAGATTTAGAAACAGACTTATATTTAATGTCTGGAGAAAGTGTTATAAATGCTTTAGATTATCCAAAGAAATATCAACTTAAAGAGGGAACTACTCCGACTATAGAACCATATGATAATACTAATGGATGGTATCCAGTTCGTGTTAATATAGAAAGAACACGTAATACAGTGTCTGTACAAATACTATTAAAAAATCCAGATAATCATACACATGAAGATTGGAATAATCGTATAGATAGACCTGGTATAGAAATAAATACTCCGATGAAAGTATTAGACGGAACTGTTATGACTGTAGATATGATTAAAGATTACGTATTAGCTTCTTCTTATAATAGAGAATGGTTTACTAAAACAGAAGAAGTACAGCCTATAGGACTATTCCATAAAGATGGAACTCCTGTTGAAAATGAAGCTATATACGATGATGTAGAATACGTTCTTCAGTTTAAACTTATAAAGTCAGATATTATATATCACGAAATATCTCTATTAGATAGAGTTAAGAAATATATGTGGCTTAATGGAAATGCGGCAGATATAGATTTCTGTTTAGCAGCATTTTGGGTAAAGGCAGATAACGTATATAATCAAACAGAATATGAGTTTAAGAATGGTAAAAGACTTAGAAATGAAATATTTGAACCATTTACTCCTACGAGTCCAGCTAAGAATAGTATGTATTATGCTATAAATGATAATTATGAACTTGCAAAAGGAGCTACAGTAACATTTGATATAATACGTAATGGAATAGTAATTCATACAGTAGAAGATTATCCTTTAGAAAAACTATTCGGAACTAATGCTTTGAAAAATCCTATAAGACTTCCTAACTCTCGTCAAGCATACAGTGAATATATGATTAATAACTTGTATTATATATTGACTGCTAATATGACTGATATAGATTTAAAAGAAGCTTATTTGAAAGCTGGTATAAACTTTTATGGATTAAGAGAGTTACCAATGGATGGAGATGAAGGAGGAGTTGGAGAACCACATTTAGATACAGGTTATATACCAAAAAATGAAATGGACATTACTGTTAGAATAGGATGGACAGGAGACTTATTATCAAAAGGAGTTATCAGAGATAATATTCCGTATAAACTTGTAATAGACTTCATACCTACAATGTTATTACCATTTGTAAGTGGAGATGACTTTAAGGAACCTGATGATAAGTGTAAGCTTATAATAAAGAATTTCATATATGTACCAGGTCGTTATAAGACATGGGAAGAATCTGAACCACATAATACTGGTAAAAATATTATATTAAGATTACTTACAGATAATGAATTAACAGATGATGGACAGCTTGCACTATTCTATAAAAATCCAAATAACTTAAACTACGGATCTGGAGCTATAAGAGAAATAAATTACATGTTTACATCTATCGTATCAGGAGGTACAAGAGGATTCTTTACTAGAATGCATCAAGCTAGATTTATGTGTTACACGTTAATACCTGTAATATGTACTTTCAGACACTTCGGTACATTTGGACCAGTTCAAAAAACATTAGGAGTATCATATCTTGATAAGAATGCCAAGCCGCATGATTATTGGCTAATTAATAATGAAAGATATAGACAAACGATAGGATTTAACGAAAATATACAATGGGAAAATAATGGACTAGTTTACACATCATATACAGAACAATCTGATTACACATTTTTATCAGAGACTATTTTAAAAGTAGGAGATGAAATATTTAAGAATGCATGGAGAAGATGGAATTTCCCAACGTATGGAGTTACTAGTAAAGAAGATTGGTATAGAGTTATGAAAAAGCTTCTGGGAACTACTATTGATGAAGCTGCTATTGGGTATGATATTTATTCATTCCCGTATAAGTTTTTAGGTGCAAATTATACTTGGGAAATAATAGAATCATTAGCATATCGAGAAGGCGATAACAATCCTTTCCGTAATACAAATTTACAGTTTGGTAGTGGAGATAGAGACGTATATGTTAATACGGAAGACTTTGCTTCTGCAACACCTACTAATACAAATGCGACTATGAATGGTTGGCGTATAAATACTCAAAAAATACCTAGAACTTTTGTTCAACATATCAGAACTAACGCAATACATAATGACCCACATATAACTAAAGCATACTTTATTCCATCTGGAACAAAATGGGATAAAAGATACAACCCTAATACCTATAGTGATGGAAGTGGAGCAAGTTTAATAGCATACAATCAAAGAAATCCTATGTATAGAATAATAGATAATATGACATCTTTTAATGACCTTAATAAGAGAGTATTCTGGAGACACGTATTTGCATCTGTTTATAATGCATATATGAGTCAAATCACTACAGGTAATGAAGCTACGAATTCTAGTTTCTATACTATGACACGTTGTATATTAATAGACCTTTTTTCATATGGTAATGGTTTTGAAAAATATGCATTAGTAGCTGGTGCAGTTGCGAATGCAAGATTCGTTTGTATGATGAATCCTAATATGCTTGAAACTATTCAAAGAAGCGATATGGTAACAGTATACATACCAAAGGGACTTAATTCTAGATATATGGGTTACGTAGAGAAATAATACAAGTCTCAGTCCGAAACAAACTAATGTTTTGAACAATATTAAATTTAAAAGAAAAGGAGTGAATAATAATGGCACAAGCTAAAAGAGAAAAGATAGTTTATGGCGACGCTACGGAATATAAAGAAGACGTTAAAAACGGTCTTATTATACCTAGAGAGCCGTCTAAAATATCAGATAGTCTTGCAGAAGACGTTAAAAAAGGAAGAGTGGTCGCAAGACCTGGACAAGCTGATACACATCTAGCTCATCTTTCATTCACACAAGAAGCTTTACTAAATGGTACTGCTACTGATAAACAAGAAGAAATCGCTAAAAGATACTATGTTGCTAATATAGATGCAATTAATGCTGATAGAAAGAGACATGGTTTATCACCAATTACAGTTGAAGAAGCTGTTAATGCTGCTAAAGTGGTTTACGAAGTACTTAATAATAAAGGAAAGGAAAGTGAAGAATTGAAGAAAGACGTTGAATCAGGATCAGTTATATACAGAAGAGTTAATAAAGATTTAGAAGAAGAAGTTCTAGCTAAAAACGTAGAAAATGTATTTATAACTACAACTACTACGACTACAACTAGAATATCTACAGGACCAGCTGCAGCACCAGGTGCAAGAAGCGGTCGAGTAAGAAGATCTACTACTGAGGAAGCGTCAACTCCAGAAACTAGTGGATCAACAGAAACAACACAAAACGGTGGTACACCAAATAAAAAGAACAAAGGAGATCAGTCTAGTGAAACAGTAGCAACTGAATTACCTCATGTTGCACCTGACCACAGTTCGACTGAAACAGGTAATGCTGGTGAAGGAGCCAGGCCCAGCAATGGAAATGGGGGATCATCTGTAAACCCTAGTCAACCTGAGGATAGTGTAGTAACACCTGCACCTGAGACTACACCAAGTCAACCAGAGGCTCCAGTAGAAAATCCTACTCCAGAACCTCCTGTTCATGTTGAAACTGAGGAAGAGAAATTAGCTAAATATACAGAGAATGATTTTGATGGGTCTAATGCAGGTTGGTATGACGTAGAAAATCCTGAAACATACTATCAATTATTACCAGCAGACTCTACTATGCGTTTAGAACATGGTAAGACTTATAGATTAGTAGCGTGGAATACAGTTACTAACAGAGCAGAATATGTAGAAGTTAAACATCCTAAAGATTTATTAAGTGAGCATGTTCATGCAAATAGTACAGACTATGCAATTAGACCACAAGACAAACCAGTTCCAGGTGGACCTTATAAATATATACTAACTATAGACTGGAATAGTTTAAATGAATTAGATGATAATGCTCAACTTCATGAATACACTAATGGATTATATTATGTGTCGAATGAAGACTTAATTCCTATATTCCATCATACTAAAGGTTTAAAATGGTATGATTTTGATAATGTAGCAACTACATATGATGTAGATGACAGTCACGAAACTTCTTATTTGACTAGTGAGTTTAAAATAGATGTAAGAAAAACAGGAACTGAAGAAATAGTAATCTACACTATGCCTATATTATCAGAAGTGTTTACTCAAAAAGTAGAATATGATGGTAAAACTTATTGGATAAGACCACAAGATAATTATACTGATGAAGAGCATGTTAAAGACATAGTAATGCTAGATGCATCTAAATTAAATCCAGCATTAACTAATAATATAGGAGATGTTAATAAAGCTTTCACTGTAGTAAGCAATAGAGTACTTCATGTGGAAACAGATGAAGAAAAACTTGCTAAATATCATCAAGAAGACTTCAGTTCTAGTCATATGTGGTATAATCTAGATAATGTTCATGTAATGTACACATTACATAATGATGACTTACATAAAGTTATCGAACGTGGAAAGACTTATAAATTAGCTATGTGGAATACAGAGTCTAATAAAGCAGAATTTGTAGAATTTAAACATATAGCTGATGTATTTACTAAAGTAGTGCATGCTAATGAAATAGATTACTGTGTAAGACCACAAGACGTATATGTGGCAGGAGATGAAGGAAAGGATATCGTAGTATATGAAAAATCTTCGTATGATGCAATGCCAGACCAAACTCTAGAAACTATGGTAGGAATAGTATATCAAAGCCATACTGCTAATCTAGCTCCTACTGTTTATACATATGAAAATGGATTTAAGTGGTATGATTTAAATGACCCATCGCATGTTTATCTAGTACCAGATACTTATGCATATAATAACTTACTAGAAAACTTAGAAATTACTGTTAAAGATACAGCAACAAATTCTGAAATTAAGATGACTATACCTAATCCTAATACTGTATTTACTGAGGAAGTGGAATATAATGGTGAAACTTATGTAATAAGACCACAAGATATTTATTTTGAAGGTGGAACTGAAAAGAATATAGTTATTACTAAGAAATCTATGATAATCGGATTTGTAGTATACATGCAATCTGTATTAATTAATACAGTAGTAATTTCTAATAAAGCATTGGCTAATACAGAATCAGCATCATCTACTGAAGACCCTGTAGTAAATGGTAAAAAGCTTAGTGAGTATACAGAAGCTGAATTTGATTCTGCTACTACCTACTTTGATTTAGAAACACCTGCTGATGTAAATGGAACATTATATACATTAAGAGCTGATGCTGATAAACCATTCGATTTGAATACAACACACGATTTAGTAATGATGGAAGCTTCTAGTAAGAAAGTTAAACTTGTACATATAGACCCAATCTTAACTACATTTACGCATGAAGTGAAAACTGAATCTGAACTTGACATTATGTTAAGACCTCAAGATGCGTATGTAAATGGAGTTACTAGAGATGTAGTTTATATAGATAAGGCTGTCAAAGATGAAGCACGTACTGTAGCTACATTTATGCACTATGTAAGTACAGATAGTATGACTAACTTAAAGCCATATGAAGCACCATCTAATACTGAAACAACACCTGGACATAGTGAAGCTACACCTACGCCTGCTCCAGAAGAAGCAGACCCAATTATACATGGTAAAAGATTAAGTGAATATAATTCAACTAACTTTAATAGAAGCTATGTGTATGTAAATTATAATGAAGATATGTCTAGTAATAACTACAATGACTTCTCATATTTCTTAACATTAGATGCTATCAATACACCACTTGAACGTGGAAAGACATATGATTTTGCTATGATGAATGTTAATACGAATCAAATCAAAGTAATTCATATGGACGATCCTTATGCTGTATTTACTAAGGAATCTAAAACTGTAAGTAGGTCTAATATATTATTGAGACCACAAGATGAATATGTCAAAGGAGACGAAAGATATATTCCATTCCTTATAAAAGAAACTTTTGATACTGCTAACACTATTGGAGATTACTGTAATGCTTTAGCAGTAGAACCATCCGATAGTTTGAAACCAGATATATCTGAAAATTACTTCACTGATCATGAATTTCATATAACTAGTGTGCAAAGTGAAGGATATTGTGTTGCTAAAGGAGACGAAAGTACAATTCCAGTTCCAGGAAACACATATAGATTATACAACATAAGCACACAAGAAGCTGAAGATGTAGTATTCCCTGATATAAAAAATACTTATGACACAGTAAACATAGGTCGTCAAAAGTATTATTATAAGCCAGAATATAAAGTGACTGACCCACGTGTAGTGGAAGGTGACGCTGATATGTATGCATATCTAGGAGAAACTATAGATAATCCAAGTTCTACTTGGTTAGATATAATGATTAGTCAACGTCGTGTTCCAAGATTGGTTACATATATAGAGCCTAAACTTCCAGAAGTTACTGATACTATAGATACTACAGTTTATTATGATAAACCTTGGTTCTCTATAGTCCCTTATGACCTAAGCACTCGTTTGTATATTAGAAGAGACGAATTATCAACTAATCCTGCTCCTCAATATGACAAACAGGATATATTCACAGTATGGAATGCAAAAACAAATGCAGAATCAACTGAGTATGTTTCACATTTAGGAAGTAATGTATTCGGACCTTTTGATGTAAAAGGTGAATCTTGCTATGTATTTAAGGCATCTGATGACTATAGTACTGTAAATAACCTTGAAGATTTAGGTGTTGGTAGAAATATCGTAACGATACCTGCTCATATTATGGAAAAGATAAACATAAATGATTATCAATCTATAACATGGAAAGATATTTTAGATAATATTAAATTAATCTATACAGGAGATTTATATTAATAAATAACGGGAGAGAATATTATTTCTCTCCCAAATCATTTAAATAAGGAGGAATTATGAAACTTAGTTCTAATAGAATTCTATTAAGCCAAACAGATTTATTTACTACTATTAATAATAATAGTACGAATAAAATAGACTTGAGCTTTATAGAAAAAAGATATCATTTAGATAAGAATAGTTTTAAAACAGAACTAGACCTTATCCGTAGTAGAAATTACCCTTTGTTGAGACAAGTACTTTCAGCATTGGATAATGGACAAATCGTATTATGCGATAATGGAAACTTAAAGACATCTATCGTGTATGTATTTGGAACAGATAAGTCTGATAATATATCAAACGTATTTGTAAATATGTCAAGATATGTTACAAAAGAAAATGCAGTTGATGCTTCTACTGGAAATATAAAGCAAAATATAAGTACAGTGGGAGGATATGAAGAGTTATTTAATCTTTTATTATCTGCATACGTAGGACTTAAAGCAAAACAAGTTTATAATAATAGTAAAGCTGTTTCTATTCTTAGAAATATTTATGCAGATATATTTAGTCAACTTATGTCTAAATCTTATGGAAATCCACTAGATGGAGAAACATTCAGATTTATAGTAAGCCACTTCTTCTATAACGGAGATATTAGTGGTCAAGATTTAGGAATGTTGCTTAAATATAATCAAGATAGAGTAACAGCACTTATGCTTAAATATCCAGGGTATTTTGATAGAAGAGACGGAATGCAACTATCAGAAGTTATAGATTTAATCTGTAAAGAATTCCCATCTCTAGCTAGAAACGAATTATCTACAGCTGGATTTATAGTAAATAGTGCTTCTAAGATAGGAGATAATGCATTATATATTTTAGATAATAATACGTACTTCTTAGCTATGTGTGTTGCTAAATCACGTAGATCAAAAGTGTTTACAGGATATAGCTTAAAACCAATAGAATCAGATAGTAGTACATTATTAGCTACAATATATCAAAGTATAGTATAGGAGGAGATACATATGGATGAAGATAAACACATTCCTCCAGTGGGAAGTATCGTATTTATGAAAGCAGATGAAAATCCGGCAGCTACTTATCCAGGTACAGCTTGGGAACAAGTAGAGAATAATATATATTTCGTAACACAGGAAAAACAAGAGAAAGTGGCAGATGGATGGAAATATCCATTTGAAAAACCTACTTCATGGATAAGGGTGAAATAATATGAAATACTACTATTTATCAAAACCGAAATTAATAAATGAAGAAATACAAGTAATGAAAACAAGTGGAGTTATCCTTTCTGAAGAAAATGCAGATGCATTATTCGGAGTAGGAGGATGGGTATGTTATTATGGAGAAAAGCTTCCAGCTAGAATGAGATTTGATACTACTACTAATAAAATAGTAGTATTGACAGATGACGCTCCTAAGAAACATTTATATGCAGGAGTTTCACTATTAGAGGGAGTTGTAACAGAAGATAAGTTTGACCCAGCTATGTTTGTACGTAATGATGATTTAAACTTCTTAACTCCGCTTAAGCTTGGAGGAACTCCGGCATTTACATATCCAAATAAATCGTATTTTATGACTTTTAAAATGGACGGTACGCCAGTATCAGACCTTATGAAAGTTATAAGTGATCAATTTATACAAGTAACGCCATCTAATATAGATGCATATTTTGGAAGAAGTCTTGTAGCAGAAGGAAATATTATATCAAAAGGATATATAGAAGCTCCAGATATAAGAACTACTACTGGTATATCTATGGCTGGACTTAAATCTACTACTGATAATCTTAGTAGAGACATAGCAAATTTACAAGCGTATGTTAATAGTATTACAGACGTAGTTCCTCCTGGAGTTATAGCAATGTTTCACACTGGTTATATTCCATATGGATGGACTGTATGTGATGGAAGAGCTGTGGCTGTTAATGCTATGACTGCAGAATACAGAAGAAATATAGGAAGCGTTACTCCAGATATGCGTGGATATTTTGTCCGTGGATGGGATGGAGGTTCTGGTAGAAACTACGGAAGAGGTCCAAATCATGTGCAAACAGATGCTGGACGTAACGTTACTGGTTGGTGGCTTGGTGCTGAAGATATCGACTGGCATGGTAGCTGGGATGGAGGAGGAGCTGTATACGCTGATCACTCTAATGGTTCTTGGGCTGGTATAGGAGATGCCGATAGCGATAACTCTAGATGGGTTTTAGACGCCTCTAGAGTCTGGGGAGCTGAGCATACAGCAAACGAATTTAGACCAGTTAACTATTCTGTAATATTTGCTATTAAGACGCATAAAACTCTCAGGAATTAGTGGTTCGGATTTAGTAAACGAATTATATCGTGAAATAACAGAATATAAATATCCTAAAGCTGGAGGACCTATACTTGGTTCTGCTAATGTTCGTGGTTCTGTTACTGTATATGGTAACGTTAGTGGGGGTTCTATATTCTATGCTAGATATAATGACTATGCAGAATACTTTAAAACTATGTTTATATATCCGAACCATATTTATGCTTATAATGAAGATGGACTTTGCACTTTAGCAACTAAGAAAGACAAAGTGATTGCTGGTATTTTTAGTACGTCTAACGCTCCTGCATTGGGAGATGAGAAAGATTCGGTACCATTATGTTTATTTGGAAGAGTAGAAGTAATAACTTTAGGAGAAGTAAGAAAAGGAGATTATCTTACTGTTTCTGATACTCCTGGATATGCAGAACGATATGATGGTTCTGGAGAAGTATTAGGAGTAGCACTGACGGATACTTATAATGGACTTACAAGAATATTAGTAATATAAAGGAGGATATATGGCATCACTTCAAGATATAATGAATGTCCTTGCTACAAAGTATGATAGATGGGGAGGAGAAATAAGTGGTTCTGTTTCTATTAGAGGTAGCTTGAGTGTAGACGGAGCAGTAGTTCCGTCCGGTAGAGCTTTTGGAACTACATTCACAGACTATGCAGAATACTTTGAAAGAGGAGAAGATACGGAACACGGCGATATAATAATGCTTAACATTTACAGTGAAAAAGAAGAATATATTAAGGCAGTTAAAGACGCTGGTCCTGTAGTGGGAGTTCATAATGATGACTTTGCTATGATAATAGGAGCAAAGAAAGAATTTGTAGAACATCCTGATATGGTAGAATTAAATAAGAGAGTGCTTATACCGGTGGCTCTTAAAGGGAGAACTATGGTAAAAGTAAAAGGAAAAGTATCGTTAGGAGACATTATCGTAGCTTCTAAAGAACCTGGAATAGGAGAAGTGGATAATGAATGTACTGATAGATACAAATATGTGGGAAAAGCTATAACTTCTTCTGATGAAGAAAGAGTAAAGCTTATAAAGATATTAATTAGATAGGAGGAGGATTGCTTATGCCTAGAGATAGTTCTAGTTGTTGTGACAAACATTGCGGTAATTGTCCTAGAGACGGATGGAAGACAGAGAAACGGTCTGTGTGGGCTGTAACACCAGCTACACCATATACAAGTAATTATGATTATTTATCAGCAGATGAATATAATCTTCTTATAAATGAAATGAACGTTAATAAAAGTAATATGGGAGCTAACGTGTCTGTTCCTGGATATATCGGTTCTGGTACGCCTGCTACTGCTGCTATCTGGAACGCTACTTGTGACAGAATAATAGATTTAATAAATACTGCTAAAAGTAAATACAGTGTAATGGTATTATCTAAAGGAGCAATTCATGAAGGTGGGTACGTTACTAATACCGGTAGTGGTGCTGAAAATAGAGGTAGTCAATTAGCAATATCAGCAACAGTTTCTGAAGTAAACGCAAAGAAATATTCCAATGGAGAACTTTTATCTAGAGGAAAAACTATAGGAGACTTAATAAATATAGTTAGAAGAGCTAGAGTTCATTGTACATGCAATATAGATAATTATGAATACAAACCGTGTAATTGCGATAAACATGTGTGTAGAGACAGAGGTTGCTGCGATAAAACATAGATAGAAAGGATTGCTTATGAAAACGTATAGATTAGTTTTAAATGTAACTAATACTTGTAATATGAAATGTTTCTTTTGTTACAGAGCGTCTGCTAATACAAGTAAAAAAGACCATATGAGTATAGAGAATGCTAAGACTGTTATGGACTTAGTTTATAATGATGATAGATTTGAGAAAGATGTTCAATTTCTAGGAGCAGAACCTACTATGAATATGGAAGTCGTAAAATATGTTATGGATAACTATCCTGATTGTAATTATGAGATAACTACAAATGGATATTTTGTAAATGATGAAAGTAATATTCCATATATGAAACGTATGAGTAGAGTAACAGTATCTATAGAAAGCACTGAGGCTTTATTTAATAAAGTTAGAGGAGGTAAAAATCTCAATGACTTAGTTGATAAAGTTTTAGCTATGAAACATCCAAACTGTTCTTTTAGTATTACTGCTAATAAAGATTTCTTTAATAATATAGAGGAGTTTATTCCGTTATATAATAAGATAATGAGTAACGGATATAGTATATCATTTAAACAGCTTGATGCTGTGGATAATGGATTTGTAGATACTAAAGACTACTTAACTTGCTTAAAGATATTAAGAGACTTCTTTCATAAAAATATTAAGTCAGAACAGTTTGACCAAGACACGTGTGCTTTAGACAGAGCTATAACAGTACAGCCAGATTTGAGCGTATTACCGTGTCATGGATTTGCTGGTCATATAGACTTAGGTCTTAAAATAACAGAAATACCTGATATTTTATTTGCTGTAAATGAAATGGCAGATATGTTTGCAGTTCATAAAGATAGACCGCTTCCAATGTGTAACGGATGTATACTTGAAAATAAGTACTGTAGAAATAGATGTAGTGTTTCAGGAGGTATTCCATTGTATGTAAAAGATAAAGAGTTATTTGAAAAGCAATGTGAAATGCGGATTATAGCATATTTATTATCGACAGGAGAAATAGAGATATGAAACTAGAAGAAATTAAACATATAGAACTTACGACTACTAAAGCTTGTAATATGAGATGTACTTATTGCTATGAAAAGAAAGATAAAAAATCTGTATTCACAAAAGAAACAGCAGATAATATAATAGATTTAGTAAAGAACTATTCCAGTATAGAAAGCATAACTCTATTTGGAGGAGAAAGCTTATTACCTGAAATAGCAGATGATATAATGAAGTTCTTAAAAGATTTGTATGATGTAAGAAATAATATAGTTATATCAATTATAACTAATGGATATGAAACTAAAGAAGTAGAGCATATATTAGATTACATTGCAGACAACTTTGAAGAACTTCAAATACAGTTTAGTTTAGATGGATGTAAGGAAGCACATGATATATGCAGAAAAGATTTGCATAATAATGGAACATTTGATGATGTATTGAATAATGTTATGTACACATTAGATAAATATAAAGACAGAGAAAATGTTCATATACATATTCATCATGTAGTATCTTTAGAAAATATAAAATATCTTATAGAAACAGTATGTTTAGATAATGAATTAATAAAGATGTTTAAAAATTATAGATGTTCTTATAATAGTGAACATAGTATACACACAGAACCACATGATGAGGAAGCTCTTTTAGATATGCTTGAACAGCTCCATCAAATATATCTAAATGGAGATTTACATCCTCTTATATGGGATTCATTATTAAATGTAGATGATTATCTATGGAAACAACATTCAAGATGTGCTTTTACAAGACGTAATATGGCTGTAGACCCTAATGGGAATTGCAGTCCATGTCATTTCTTTACAGATAAAGATAAACACGTTTACTACAATGTAAACACAAAAGAAATAAATGAAGATGCTTATGCTAAAACAAAGGCATTTGAAGAAGACTCTAATATAGTATCTGAACTAGGTAGAGACTGTAGTACTTGTCCTGGAATAGGATTTTGTGCATATTGTGCAGCCTCTAGCTATGTTCAAACTAATTATAAAGATAAAACTATAGTAGGAGCTACTGCTTGTAGCTTTGCTTATACTATTGCTAATTGGACTATACAAACATATAATGATGGAGTTAGACCAGAACCAAACGCAGAGTTTCTTAAAAATGGATTAGAATTACTTCAACGTATAGCAAATACTTTAGATAAAAATCCAAATGATGAAAAGCTTTCTAAAGTATTTCTAAAACTTAGAATTAAATATAGATTATATGGAGCAGATATATAAAGGAGGTATTATGGAAAGAATAGTACTTAACACCATAAGGAAATCAGACGTTCCTTTTATAAAAAATGCTACTACTATTATGACTGAGTTTCCTCCATTTCTTCCTAGTATGAATGTAAAAGAAAACTTTGTAAAATTCGTTTCAGACGACGGATTATTACAAAATCAAAGAACAGCCGAAGATGGGTATAAAAATCCATTTGAGACGCTTAAAACTATTATGAAGAAATATGGAGACCAAATCGGAGCTCACACTCTTAAACTTAATTTAGTAGCTACTATAGTAAAAAAAGAAGAAGTAGAACTTGAATATAATGATGATTACGTAGCTAAAGAAGCTGTAGAAACTGAAGAAGAAAAAGAAGATAAACACGACTGTCCAGAATGTAAACTTATAATTGATAAGATTAATGCTGGAAGTAAAATAATAGGAAATATAAATCTACGTAATACTGCTATAGAAACACCATACGCAGTTTTAGAAACATCTAATTCTTTGACTGAAAGTATAACATTAGAAATGGATAACTATAATTTTAATGTAAATTCATCATTCAATTTATTTGATAATACATATAAAATTATAATGCTTAAAGTAGTATCTATAACTGCAGATACAAATGCAGTATATAATACTATAGAAAGTATTAGAGATATGCTTTTAAATAATGCATCAGATAAGTATGTTCATTATTTATTAGAATATAGTGCAGAAACAGTATTAGAAAAAGTAGAAATGAGTGCATATATTATAAATTCAGCAGAGCTTAGAACTCTTATAGATGGGGAGCTTATAATAGCTCCAATTCATAATGATGGTAAACATATACTATGGATACCTATAAGATATACTAAGCAACCATACTTAAATAATATAAAAGGACATGGTAGATTTGACGATATAGCTACAAATTATATAGATACAGTTATAGGAAACGTTAGAATCAAGAAAAGAGATATAGTTAATAATAATGATTATATAGAACATCATAACGAACTTAAATGGCTTGAGTCAGTAGGGTTCGGAGATAAAGAGCTATTATTATATATTAAATAACTATACCTTTTTGGTATGTTGATATAGTTAATACCCTGATTTAATTCGGGGTATTAGCATTTATTTACGTCAAAAAAAAAAATACTCACGTGTGTGAGTAACTTTTCTTTTAATACTACATATATATTAAATTGAGGAAAGAACTAAGTAATATTATAAAGATACTTAAATATATATAATTATCGTTTTTATAACTTTATCCAGCCTCAGACCCAAACAATGTCCTGTGAAATATAAGATATAAAAGGAGGGTAATAATATGCCGTTATTTGGTGAAAGAACTAAAGTTCAAAAGGCTGCTGATGACGTATTAGATAAAGAAACTAATAATTTAGGCAAAAGCAAATCGCCGATTGAAACAGAAGTTAGTGGTAAAGACAACTTTAACCCATCTCAATATAATAAGATGTATGATGTTGAATATCAAGCTGCTAAAAGGGGATTGGCTAATGATGGTTATAGTGCTAATCCATATGATACCGAAACACAGGAACAACGTACTTCTAAAAAAGACGTTCTAGCAATTTCCAATGCATCATATGGAAATTCATTACTAGAAAAAGTCGTTAATAATACAAATGCATTAGAATACCAAAATGCTGTATTGAAATTTCAACAGCAACAAGTAGACTTACTTACTACAATAGCGAATAGTATAGTATCTATTGGTAAAGTTATAGTAACTCCAGAAGCTGCAAAGCAGAATGGAGATGCTCCAGAATATGAAAAGAAATATTCTACTATGGCTAAAGCTTTAGGAGGAGCAGACTTAGCTACAGCTTCTACGGAAGGACTTATGGCTTTATGGAAGAAAGTAGATAAGAATGGATATTTTGAACTTGCTAAGAGTATGGTAGGTTTAGTTAAAGATATGGTTGAAGATGGTAAAATCAAGCAAATAATCAAAGATAATATCAAGGATAAAATGTTAGATATATTACCATTCGGAATAGGACAAATGTTTAGAGAATGGGAAACAGACCCTGTTCAATTCTTCCAAGACAAAATACATAAGATGTCATTTAGTGGTAATAAGCTTGATAGAATGGCTGCTAAAGGATTTGAGTCATATAATAGTATTACTTATCGTAATACACGTGAAATAAAAGATTACTCTGGAAAAGCTTTTTATTCGCAAAAAACAGAAAAGACTATAACTGAAATAATTCCAGAATATCTAGCAGAAATCTTAGCTGCATTGCGTAAAGATGAAGCTATGCTATGGGATTGGAAAGAAAATAAATTCGTTACAAGAAGTAAATTAGCTATTCAAGAACATAAAGCCAATGCTCAAAAAGATTATAAAAATTCATTCAGAGAAAATCAAACAGATACTGTAGATTTATTTGAAGAAATTATTGATGAATGGGGCGAAAACAGTGATAGTTTAGCAGATGCTGTTAAAGTATTATTCAAACCAGGAAAGAATAAACAAGGTAAACGTGTTTTAAATAATCCTAAATTATTCAATGCCTTTGTAAAGAGATTTACAGAAGTATATGACGAAAGAGCGTTTCAAGCATTAGCTCAAAAGAAAGTAGATTATGATGCTATTTTAAATAAAATGGGATACGACCCTATTCGTAAAGAAATGATGCGTCCGTATTTACAAGCATTCCATGCTATAATATATAGAAATAGTCAAGGAGGTACAGTAGACCTTTCTGATTTAGGAGCTGCTTTAGGTGACTATAGAGATAACTATATGGAAGGTAATTTAAATTACACAGAACATCATTATGGTGAAGGTAGCTTATCTAAAGGTGGAAAAGATGTTAAGAAATGGGTAAATAAATTTCTAGATAAAGCTCAAAATCTTGGTAAAGAGGGAGCGGACATCCCGGGATTATTTAGTAGACTTACTATGGGAGAGCAAGATGCTATAGACTCTGCTATAAATAGTGAAAATACATACATCAATACAAATGTAGTTTATATTAATGCTGCATCTGTAGTTGGAGCAGGTAGGGGTAAAGGTCGTATTAAAGTTCCTACAGGAGGATTTACTCCATTTACTACAAATAAAAAGAAATATCCTACAGCTGAAGAAGTATATAATAGTATAGGAGAAGCAGCATCGTTTGAAGATGATGATTATGCAAATGCAACTAGAGGAGCATCCGCTGGATATTCATTCTTAGAGGGTAATACAAAAGCACCTGGAGATATAGAAGAATATGCTGCAGAAAAGTACCAAGCAATGTATACTACATTTAATAGGGAAGATTTATCAGCACTTGGTTCTGAAGGTAAAAGAATATCAGAAATGCTTAAGAACGCTTCTGAAGAATTAGATGATAATGCTAGTGCAAATGATAGAAAAAGAGTTTTTGATGCCAGAAAACAAACAGAAATAGAAATGCATAAATTTAATATGGCTAGTGAAATATTTGGAGTTCTTAGTAGAAATGGTGCTACTAGAGCTGCTTATAATGCGATGGACCCTAGAGAAAGACCTGAAATAGGTGGTAAACCACTATTAGATAATCCATCTCAAATATTACCATTTATAAAAGCTAGTGGAGGTAAATTTGAAACAGACTGGGATGCTCTATCTAAAGCTTACTATACGTATGGTATGTCAAATACTAAGATATTCACAGACTACATGGACCAAATGAGACAAGACTCATCTCCAGATGTTAAAGGAGCAGGAGCTGCCGCAGCTATGAATATGTTTAGAGTTGTATGGCAAGACCCTAGACTTGAAGGAAAAGCTGGAATGGCTACTGGTGGATTACTTGGATATATGGTTGGAAATATACTAAAGCAAAAAGGTATATTCACATCTCCTAAAGCACCATTGATGCTTGGAGGATTGATGGCTGGAGCATCTATGCTTCCTGTAGTTAGAAAAAGTATGGAAATGATGTTTGGAGTTGAATCAACAGTAAAAGATAGTAATGGAACTACAAATGCTCAAAAGGCGATGGCTAAGATTATGAATGTAATAATGCCAGTTGCGGCTGGAGGAGCTGCAGGAGCAGGATTCTATAAGATGATGAGTAAGTTAGGACCTGCTGGAAAAGCTATAGGTATAATGGGATTCGCTCCAGTTGCATTCATGGGTGCTGCTATGCAAAAATCAATGGGTAGTGGTTTAGGCGAATGGTTATGGGGTAAGAAAGATAAAGACGACAGTAAATTTAAGAAATTTGGTAAACTCTTAGGAAGTGTATTACCTAAATCATTTAAAAAGTTCTGGAAAGCTAGAACTAATGATATCACTCCTGCTGCTCATTATGCCAATGCATTACAAGCGATGCTACCAAAAATAGAAGCTGCTAATGATAAAGCTGGTCCAAAAAAACGTGCAGAGCTTCAGGATGCGTTTTACAAGGTTATTAAAGAATTACAAGGTATGGATGAAGATGATACTGATGTGGAAAAACAACTAGGAGCTATGGATAGCTATAAAAGAAGAATACGTGATGCTATTAAAAAATATCTTGGACCAGAGCATGAGGCACAACTTGGAGAATGGTTTGAGGCTATAGAACAAGAATACGATGCTGGAGTTGCTGCAGCACAAGATAGAGTAGTGGATAACCCAGAACTAGCGAAGCAAGATTACGTTACTGGTGCTGATAAAATGATAAATGATATGCAGAACCGTATAATCGAATCTGGAAAAGATTCAAGGACTATTGGAGGCCAAGAAATAACTGGTATGTCTTCTAAAGAAGATGTTAATAACGCTATGAAAGCTGAGTTTGAGAAGAATGCTGGTAAATGGGCTCAATTAAAAGAATCTGTTCTTGACAGTTGGAAAGAGGCTAAAGACCTTGGCATGGAAGGTTCCCAATTACAAGATATCGCTAATAAAAGAGATAAGTATTTATCTGCACTTAAAGGAGACGACCCTGTTGCGAAAGCAGCAGCTGCAAATGAATTCTTAAATGCATACATGGGAGTACCTCCTGAAAGCTATTCTGTAATGAAACACAAACTTCATGGATTGAGTCAACTTAGAAGTGAAGTTTATACAATGGGGTCTAATATATTAAAAGATGGAGAGCCTTTTACTGAAGCTGAACAAAAGTACTTTAATAACTGGCTTAAAACTAATATACCTGATTTGTATGAGATGGTCGCTGGTAAGACATATAAGAATACGACTGCTGAAAATATAACTGATAATATAAAAAATTTATTTAAAAATAAGCAAGTGCGTATAGATGAGCAATCAGCTGCAGACTTTATAGGTTCTGTAGATGGATGGAATAATCTAGCAAGTCAAATATTAGACAGCGGTAACTATGTTAATTATGTTAACGGTGTTACTAGAAGAGGTGAAGATGACAAACGTGTAACTGGTCAAAAGACAGCTGAAGAGATGAAGAAAGTTAGAGACTTTATCGCAAAAGCCTCTGCCGCACCAGACGATAATGTTTCATCTGGAATGGGATATAAAGGAATAGTGTCAGATAGAGCTATTCCAGAAAAATATCTAAATATAAGAGCAACTAAATCTAAAGCTACTTGGGGAATGGATGATTTCTCTGATGTTACTATTGGAGGAAGAAGTGGAAGCATTGTAGGATGTAGTGTTGCTACGATGAATAATATATTACATTATTTGAAGATAAAAGAAATAAGTCAAAACTCTTTAGCAGTACATGCTAATATGCATTGTAATAGTAGTGGAGTTATGTATAGTTTCTTTACAACTATAGCAAACAAGCTTGGACTTAACTATAGAGTATTATCTTCTAAAGATAATATATTTAATGAAAAGTTCTTTAAGGCTAATGGAGAAGAATGTGCTTATGCTATATTATTAAATAACTATAATGGTACAGGACACTTCGTATTCTGTGCTAAGCCTACTGAAGATGGAACTATTACTATGATAGACCCTATGGGTAAAGGACGTAAAGAAAAGATATCTATATCAGATATTACTCTTAGAGCCACTATAATAGTACAAATATCTAAAGAAAACATTATGTTCAAACTTGGTAACGCTAGTGCTGAAAATTGGACTATGCGTGGTGATGGTTCTATTGTAGACTTCGGAAGAGGAGAACCTATATTATCAGAAGACGATGGAATATTCTCAGGTATGGGTCGTAGAAGAGCTAAAATGGGAAGTAGAAAGCGTGCTAGAAGAGAGAAGTCAGCTGCTGATAATATCAGAAATGTTACAGGTATATTACAAAATGATTCACAACGTGCTGGATTAAAACAAGTCTTAGAAGATTTATATGAAAAAATGGAAGATGGACAAGATAAAGAAGATATGTCTGCGTTAATAGCTACATTAGGACTTAGTATGGTTTCTGGTGCGAATGATAAGAAACATGCTAAGCGTATAATATCTTTATTAAGACGTATAGATAAAGGTTCTGGAAAATATACATCTGTATTAAATCAACTGATGAATTCAAAAGAAACTACAGATGCACAAGAAGAACAAAATAAACAAGAAGCAAATATTGAAGCAATAAAAGAAAACACTGCCAAGACAGCTGAAAATACTCAAGGTGGAAATACAAATGGAAATAATGGTACTACTAAAGCTGCAGCAGGCCAATCTAAAAAAGGATTACTAAAAAGCTTATTCGGTCTAGGTGCTGGACTTATACCTAAACTTCTTGTATCTGCATTAGGTATGGGTATTGCTTGGAAAGGTCTAGGATTTGCTGGAAAAATATTTGGAACTGGATTTAAGCAATTTAACAGAAATACATTACATAATATGCTGGATGAAGAGAAAGAACAAACTATAGACCCAGAAACTGGAGAAGTAGTTGATAACGGACATTTTAGAGATTATTCTAAAGCTATTAATGGAACTAGGTCTCTTATTAGATGGGGAAAAATGGCATTACCAGTTGCTAAATATTCTGCTAAACTTGGTATTAAGTCTGCTATGTACAGTATTAAGCACGTAGGTAAAATAGCATCTACAGCTGGAAAGCTAGTCGGAGCAGACAAGATAGTTAAAGGATTAATGACCGCTCTGGGAAAATTTAAGAATTTATTACTAGATCCTAATGGGAAAATAGGTAAATTTATCATAGATAAAGGATGGAATAAAGCTATAGAGCCTGTTATAAATGCTATATCTAAACTATTTAAAAAGAAAGCTGGAAATGTAGCTAAAAAAGCTGCACAAGAAGGAGCTAAGAAAGGATTTGGCTCATTCTTAAAGAAACTACCTGGTATTGGATTAATATGGAATCTAGGTCAAGCTGCAGTATCGTTATGGCAAGGTTATAAACATGCTGGACAATTATTGAAAGTAAATGAAGATATAGTACCTACTGGTACAAGAATAATGACTGCATTTGCTAAGATGATGTATGATGTTGGACCTGAATTATTATTAAATATGCTTAAATTAACTCCAGCTGGATTCTTAGGATTTTCCGCAGAAGTGCTTATAGAAGTTCTTAGACTTATATTCACATGGGATGACTTAGTAGAATTCTTTGGAATAGGTAAATCATTAAGAGAAGCTAAAACAGATGCTAATAGAGATGAACAAAAAGCAGCTAGACTTGAAAAGAATCTTGATAAAGAAACAAAAGAAGAAAATGAGAAAATGGAAGGAGATAGCAAAGAAGCAGACCCTAAAAATAATGGAAGAGAAAAAGTAGCGGAAGGAACTGTATCTACGCGTACAAGTTATCGTTCACCAAGTGGAAGTGATAGAGGAGGTTCAGCTGCATCTAATGCATATGGAAGCTCTGGAAGTAGTAATGTAAATGCTCCTAGTTCATACACATCTTTAGCTTTAGGAGGAAGTAATAATCAATATGGAACATCTGGTTACACTGGAGGAATTGGAAGTGTTTCTCTAGGTAAATATACATTAACAGACGACGTTGCAGTTAGCGTTCAAGTAACAAAGATAGACGGTAAGATAGCAGCAGTATATACTAGAATAGATGGAAGTACTTATACAAAAGTTGGAGGAAATGCTAACTGGAGATATAACAACCCAGGTAATATTATAATATCTAGTGATAAGAGTAGAAATTATGTTAAGAATGTGCTAGGTGGCTATATAGGAGAAGCTGATAATATGTATGGTGGAAAATTCGCAATATTCGCTTCTGAAGCAGCTGGATATAGAGCGATGGTTAAAAACGTAGTTGGTAATAAAAATTACTATGCAGACCCTAAATACAATAGAGTCTCAACTATGTTCTATAGATATGCTCCAAAAGGACATGGAGGTAATGACCCAGCACAATATGGACGACAAGCGGTTGCTGCTGTAGGAGCAGACCCATTTTTATCAGAAATGTCTGAAGAGCAAAAGAATAGATTATTTGCTTTTATATTGAAAAAAGAAGGTATGAAAGCAGGTAAGATAATAGGAGATGTTAGAAAAGGTAATGCAGTAGAATTAAACGGAGGTGTCTCAGCACCTACAACTACAGCTAATACTACTACATCAGCTACAACAACTACTACAGATACAAAAGCAGCAACTACTGCTGCTGCAACTACTAATATACTCACAGCTGGTAATCAATCTGACAGTCTATGGAATAGAACCAAAGGCGGAATATCTGCTGGTAAGACATCTGATGCTGCATCTACTAATAAAGCAGCTGCAACTACAGTGAAATCTAGCAGTACATTACCAGCTGGGTTTACTATAGGTGAAGATGGTAAAGTTAAAATGGGATCACAAACAGCACAAAATAGTAATGTAAAGATAGGTGTAGATGGTAAAGTACAAATGCCTAATTCTGTATCAGTACAAAATAAAGCAGCTGGAACTTATAAAGAAGAACCAAAGAAACCAGTAACTCCAGCTACTAGAAGTGGTTCGGATAGAACTGCTATCTATGATGCTCCAATTAAATCACAATCTTCTAATACTAAATCTGGTAGTGAAGCTAGTGCGATTATGGAAGCATTAACTAAAGGAGCTGCTAATCAAACGCAAGCTATAGTAGTAGGATTAGACCAAATATACAAATCTATAAATAAACTTATAGATGTAGTAAAGAGCAATAACACAAGTACAATGAGAGATGCAGCTTCGACTGCTGGTAGATAAAGGAGGTAATGAATGCTTATAGAAAATGATATAACCGGTTCTGGTAGTCCCGTAAATAAGAAGACTACATTTCCGAAAGGGAATAGTAAGAAAGGAAAGGGCAAAGGTAAAGGTAAGGGTAAATCGAAAGGCAACTCTAATTACAATGATAATAAAAAGAATGGTAGAAATGTAGGGGCGGATAAAGCCCCTCCTAAAGATTCTAGTAAGTCTAATAGTGCAAAGCAAGAGGCTGTTGCAGATAGTTTAGCAGCCATTAATGGAATTGGTAGTACAAACGCAGAGCTATTAGATAGAAACGTTGATGAAAGACTTGCTGCTATTAAAAAGCAGAATGCATATCGTAGGACAGATGAAGTTAAACAAGCTGCCAATAGACGTATGCTAGAACACGTACCAGATGACTTATCATTTGCAGCTGCAGCTGGTATGATAGGAGACGGTAAAGTTAATGATGCAGTATTGGCTTCTATTAAAAGTGCTGGAGTTGTTAATAAAGACTCTGATGAAGTATCTGCTGCTGTAGACGTTGCTATAGATTTACATGCTATATCTGGTATAGTGGGACTTCCTTATATGGCTGATAACGTAGTAGACCCTCCTCCTTTATTTCATAATAGTGAGCTTTCTGGAACTATAAACAGTTGGGAACTTGGAAGATGTGGAAGAGATTATACTAAGAGAGTATTAGAAAGAGGACAGTTCTTAGTTCTTATGCCTATAGAATTACGTCCTAATATTACAGATACTATTGGATATGCATTGTCTGGAGCTACTGGAGGTTTCTTCTCTGGAGGATATTCTTCAATAGTAAAGACTATAGATAGTGTAGAAGAAAGGCTTAATTTAGCATCATACGGATTTACAGCAAAGATAGCTGCAAAAAGATATTGGCGTAATGTTCAAGCACATGCTAAAGCTATATTTTATTCTCTTGGAATAGAAAACTTTAATACCAATATGTTTGGAGGATTTAAGAACCCAGAAGCTAAAGAAAATATGAAAAGATTTTTACCAGATTATTTAGTTAATAACGTATATGCTACTAATGATATGAATATTATATTACAAAATATGGCTTCTGATAGTGAAGAAGAAAGCGAATTAGCTGAGTTTGAAGAAGCTATGAAGAAAAATGCGGCTGAAGAAAAGGCTTCTAGCGGTAGTGATAAAAAGAGTAAATATAGCTCATTATTAGGTGGTGCTGCAGATGCTGTGTTAAATGTTTCTGATAAATTAGAAGGAACACTAACTGGATGGGGTGATAAGCTTAAGAATGCAGGAAATGTATTATTTAATGATAGCTTGAGTAACTCTCTATCTAACACATCTCAAGACGAAGACTTTATGCATGCCACTAGAGCAATGCACGATGCTTCTATGCTTACACTTATTCAATATGTAATGAATGCTGATAAAGATGATTATTACTTAAAGACTGCTCCTTATACTGTATTCTACTGTAATGGACCTATTGATAGAAACTATAGCTGGAGTATAGAAACAGGAGTTTCTAAAATAGCTGAAAACAGTATAGTTGGAGCTAAGAAAGGAATGAAATCAGGTATACTTGGAGCTGCAAGTTCATTTCTTAATAAATTTGGAGGACAGGCTGCAGCACCTGCAGGAGATGGAGCTGCTACTGGAGACGGAGCAAATGCTAATGGACAAACTGGAGTTGCCGAAATGGGCGATAATATGGACTTAGTTGCAGAAATGACTAACGAATGGGCTTATCATAATAATGGGAATGTATTAGGAGGACTTCTTATATCAAACTTATACATTCCTAAAGTACAACAAGGAAGCGGAAGTAACTTCAGCTATTCTGTAAGTATTAGAGATATGGCTCTTTCTTCAGATAGATATAGTCTTGCTAGACTTCACTTTACACTAGCATTATTATTACCATACGTATATCCTGCTAATATGCCTAGACAGACATTAATAATTCCTACATCTGCATTATACTGTGCAGCATTCTCTAAAGGAGTTATAAACTGTCCTAGAGCCGTTATAAGTAATATGAGTGTTAAGACTGATAATACATTCCAAACTACATTTGGAGTGCCTACAGAATTGGATATAACGCTACAAATAGACCCTATATATACGCAATCTACAATGCCAGATTTTAATAAGTATTGGAGTATAAAAACAAACTCTTCATACTTCTTAGGAGCTATGTGGAATCCAATGAGTTCGTTTAATATGTTGGCTACAATGTGTGGACAAAATACTGTGTTCTCAAAGATGCCAAAAGGATTATTCGCATTCTTCGCAGAAGCTGCTGTAGAATCTTTCTTTAATACTATAGGAAATGGATACGGAAGCTTTAGAGCATCTATGCGTGACTATATGTCATCATTGAGAATGAATTCAGGAAACTATAAAATGATATAAAGGATTGATTATATGGCGTCTAAAGCAAAATATAAGAATAGAGACACTTCCCGTGATTATGCTGAGGAAGTGTCTGTTCCACTAGAAATAAAAAAGAAATTTACAGATATAAATCTAAATAAAGGTATAAAGATAGTTTTATATGGAGCACCATTTACTGACTCCAGACCACGTACAATGGCTTCTGGAGCTGTAGCTATGGTAAATATGGAACTTATGAAGAAAGTATTTGTGGATGTATATAATAGAAGTATTCTTAAAGATACTGTTATAATAAGTCCCTATGTAATAGTTCTTCATGCATATAAGAGACCTACAAACGAAACCGCTAGAAAGTTCAAGAAAGACTTTAATAAAAGGTTACAAACATTATATAAGAATGAGCAGATACATGATATGAGTATAAACGACGTAGATAATATGATAAAAATACACAATGATATCTTATTTGAGCCAGAGTTTAGAGTATGCTTAGATGATGCTTGGAATATAGCTGATACTGACTGCTTTAAAGTCTTATCTGATAACGAAAGAGTTGAGCTATTTATTTATTATACTGACCAAATAAATGCGTATATGGAATGGAATATACAACGTAGTGCAAAATATTATACATATATGATATGTGACAAATACAGAAGAATACATAAATTGACATTTGAGCAACATGTAAAACACATGCGTAAAATATTTGATAGACAGCAAATGTTATGTAAGAATAGAGAATCAGAGTTATTAGCATTACTTAAGCGTACGCAAAAAGTATTACAAGAATGGTCTGCAGAAGATATAAAGAACATGGCGAATATGAATGAAAGAACATATACTAAGAGAGATGCACAAAATAAAGTATTACTACTTATCACTAAGGGAAATAAAATATGTACTGATTTAGTAAGTAAATATTTAATAGTAGATGAAGGAGAAGAAGATGTTACAGAACACAAAGGATTATATACGTTCTATTAGAAAAGAATGCGAAACTAATGAGGAACTTATCGCTAGAGTTATAGAAGATAAGAAAATATTTGCTATGGTTGCAAGTATCACACCAGGTATTAATACAATAGTATTAAAAAGCCTGTTACAAGATAAAGATTTTATAAATAGTTTATAAGGAGGATATTATAATGAATAATATTAGTGTAGATTTGGATATGTTACAACTTAGAGATAAACTTACTACAAGAGTATTTGGTAGTATAATTGCTAACATAAATCCAGGTACAAATGAAAGAGTTAATGCATCTGCATTAGAAAATATGGGAGTGACTTATGATTATATAAGAAATATGCTAGATAGAAGACCTAGAAATATACTTACTCCTGTATTAGAAACAGCTGTAAGTCATATAGACTACGCTTCTGAAAAGTTTGTATTAGACCATAATTGTAAATTCAGCACTACTGAAGACAGATTTGAAAAAGGATTTTCTATGGAAGATGCTGGAGAAGCTGCTTTTGAAGAAGAAGATGGGGATATAACTTCAGGTATTATTGCAGATATGATAGAAGACCTATCTAAAAAGCATAGTACTGAAATTAGGGATTTGGCTAAATATATACTTAAACTTGAAAAGGAAAAACAAGGAGAAGATAAAGAGTTAGCCGAACAAGAGGATAACGACTATGTGCAAGAAGATGATGATGTTTTTGGAGAGCAAAATGAAGAAGGGGATAATGGTACTGGAGAGGGTGATACTGAAAATCCTTTCGGCGACGATCAAAACTCTGAAGAAGGTGAACAAGAATCTGGAGAGAATGAATCAAGCTCTGACGGCGACGATTCAAATCCATTCGGTTCAGATGATGGGGATTCCTCTTCTGGAGATGAGAATACATCTTCTACAGATGGTGAAAACCCATTCTCATCAGACTCAGACAGCGGCGAAGCGAATAATGGAGAGTCTAGCTCAGATTCGTCTGAAAATCCATTTGCATCAAGTGACGACAGTGAGTCTGGTTCTGATGATTCCTCTGATGATAGTTCTTCTGGTAGTGACAGCAATCTCAACAGTGATAATCCTTTTGAAAGTTTCATGGCTTCTGTTAGAAAAGGTAATCGTTATACTAATGTGTTTAGGGCTGTAGGAATAGAATCAGGAGATATCGTTAATTATGTATTTGATACAGTAGGAACTGAATATAAACAAGAATTAAATAACTTATTTGAAGAGTTCGGAATGGAATCTCCTCAATTTAAAGCTAAGCAAAAAGAAGTAGTAAAAATATCTGAGGTTGCCATCGAAAGCATCTGTGCGTCTATTGCTACGATGTTTGGACTTGGATTACCATTAGATATGAGTAGAATAAAGTATTATAAATAGGAGGAAGAAAATGATATTATACGAATACGATGACATCTGTGATACGTTTGCTCAAAAGCTTAACTATCCAGCAAAAGCTATAAAGTTTAATATAGCGATAGATATAACAAACTGTACTGATAATAGAGTAAAGATGAATGCTATTAATATAATACGTGCTGAAAATTATAATAAGAATACGTATTATCCATATGTAAATATGATTGAAATAGTAAATGATAAAAGAATATTACAGGAATTTCCTATATTTCATTTTCCATTTAATTATAAAAGTCCATTTACAAATATGATAGATGAAAGGTTGGCAGAGTTATCTAAACAAACTAAAGTTCCTTTCACAGTATCAGTAGTGGTTATAGCTAAATCTAGAGGAAGACTTAATAATAGGTTATTTGGATATTATAAGACTCTTAAAGTTTCTGATAAAGGAATTCAATATGATTGCGACTTTATTAAAGAAAAGAGCGAATGTATGAAAGAATTGGAGCGTATTAATACGTTGCTTACATATGTTGGTAGTAGAACTTCGTATAAAATTAAGCATACTTTCTAACTTTTTTATACAATAAAATTATAATGCAGGGATGTAAAATTCCCTGCTTTATTTTTTTGTTAGCCAGATAACTATATATATTAGGTCGTATTTAGGTTTTATTGAATACGATTAAAGCAAAAAGGAGGAAAGAAAATGATTGAGAATTTTTATTTACCACCAGTGGTAGAATCCCTATCTGGTATTCCATCAGGTAGAAAAGCTCTATATGAAGCTACTGTTAAACAAGTAGAAGAGAATAAGAAAAGTGTAAAGATAAAATATGGTATGAGTTTTGATACCATAAACTTAGAAGAGCTTTATAAGAAAGATATGGAATCTGGTAAAGGGTTTATTATAGATACTAACATTAACTATGATAATATAGATAGTGAAAGAGACTCATTGATAAGTAAAGACAGTATATTCAGTTATAAGTTTGGATTTCGTTCAGACGACCCTAAGCAAGTGCAAGCTAAAAGATGTAGTTGTGCTTGTGGAAGAACTGTAAGTAGCACTCCTGGAGGAACTTGTGAACATTGTGGAACGTTAGTAACTCCTGTACAAAAAGTGAGAGGTTGGATTATATCAAAGAATTTTAAAGTGTTTAATCCGACGTGGCTTACACGTTTTTTCAAATATGCAAAGAAGACTTCTATATCGGAGAAAGAGATTAAGAAGGATTTGTTTAATTGTAATAAGAGAGATGGGATTAAGCGTAAATCCTGGAATATGCTAGAATTACAAGATAGAAATAACTTAGTACAGTTTATAGACGCATATGTAGAGCCAGAAATGAAGAATTTCTTTATGACGACTATAAACCAAGCAATGACTAATGCAATACCAGTTATATCAAAAGACTTTAGACATTACCAAGTTGTAGAAAGTATTAGTGGTAAAGCAGATGTAAGAACACATGAGTTAAATAAGTATTATATTATCATCAGTGACAATATAAACAAACTAAATAACATAAGTGAATATGCTTCGCAGAATAAGAAGAAGATATATTTACAAAATATAAGTGAGAAATTTGAACAGATAATGAATGTCATTATGGATGAAATTGGAGATGGTAAAGAGTCTCTAATTAGAGGTAAGACTGTTAGTAAGAGAATGAATAATAGTTGTAGATGTATTATAGAAGGTCTTACATTCAATAGTAGATTAGACGTGTGTACTATTCCTTATAGAATATTTGGAGAAATAACTATCGGTCCATTTAGAGAATATTACGATAGGTATGGAGTGACACCTGAATCTATTAATAGAATGAGGTCTAATATACCGAATGAGTTTGATTGTAAGCTTATGACTAAGGTATTAATAGACTTAAGAAAGGATAAGAAAAACTTTATATTATCCTACAGACCGCCTTGTATATATATGTTCAGTCAAAACTCAGAAGAAATCATAGCACTTACAAACGATAGAGAACAAGTGCTTAGATTTAATGCCATTACTGTAGATGCAGCAGACTATGGAGATTTTGACGGAGACACAAAGGGACTATTTAATATAGCAAGAAAATCTATACTTCCTACATATTTTGCTCTTAATCCAAAGAGAGGAACTTACAACCCAATATCAGGTACATTTAACGAATCATTTAACTTGATAGAAGGTTCTTATTTAGCAGTATACAAATTACTTAATGTCGATACAAAGGTAGAAGACGAAGACATCCTCACAGAAGCAGACATTCAAAAACTTCAAAATATCAAAAGTGCATAATTCCCTATAATTGACAATCATCTTTGTAATTAATTTAAAGGAGATGATTGAGTATGAGAAAGACAGTTATACTCAAGGGCCAAATATTTAATAAATATGAAGTCGATGAAGATGGAAATATATACAGAAAAGGTTCTGATGTTCCATTAAAAAAATTCGGAGATGGAAAAGGATATCTGAGAGTAGATCTTATGAGTGATAGAGCTGAGAAAGTTATGGCTAAGATACACTTAGTAGTGATGCATACGTTTGTAGGTAAACAAGACCCAGGTGTGATTATAAATCATATAGATGGTGATAAGACTAATAGTGCACTTTCAAATCTTGAATACATATCACAACGGGAAAACGTTGCACACGCACAACGGTTAATAAAAAACCTACCTTACTTAGAGGAAGATACAATAAAGCAAATATTGGACCTTAGAGATAAAGGCTACACATTAAATCAAATAGCAGATGTAGTCGGGTTAAGATATCACGTTGTCAGAGACATGCTTCAAGGACGTACTTATAATTATGTTGAAAGGTAACTCATGTAATGCAGAGTTACCTATCGCATTTTTGTACGGCGTAATTAAATGCAATCCCCTTAATTGAATAAGGGGATTATATACATTTAAAAGGATTGCTCGTGACATATTTATTGTCGTCAAGATAACTTAATACCAAAAAAAAAATAAGAAATTTTCAGGTACTTTATATGAAATAAAATTTTAAATCTTCTTCTAACTATGCATTTCTAAGACATTAACTAACAGTAGAAGCAAACCGCAGTAAAAACCCGTTTGCTTATTATAATTTTTCCAAATCTATTAAATATTTCAGGAGGTACTTAAGTTACCTTGACACTTAGTTGTTCAACAAGAGAAAATGTTTATTCTGTTGATACTGGAGGAAATATAATGAAAATAAAAACATATAAAGGTAATATCACAGAATGGGACATGGTCACTGCTAACGTAAGTATACTGGCGGAGGAGGGTCTTATATCTGAAGAGACATATATAAATTTAAAAGAAGCTGACAGAAAGGCTAGAAATATAACGATAGGTTGCTTAATGAGAGATTTAGCTTCTGAATTCAATCTATCAGAGAAATTTGAAGAGTATTTAAAGAAATATACAAATATGTTTATAGAAGAAAATAAACTTAAAGATGCAAATATATTAGAAATAGCAAGAGATGCTATATTTCTATATAATAGTAAACCAAAGTATTCTAAGTTTGGAGATTATATAAAGTTTAAAAAGAAGAATACGTATTATTATATGTTAGAGTTTACTGTTTCTGATACATCTAATAATAAAATAATATTGTATAAAAATGATAAAGGTATATCTGTAAGAGGAGGAACTATTGATAAGAACCATAAGGCATATGAATATCTATGTAGACTTATGTCTGATGTTATTAACAGTAATACCAAATCATATATAAAATCGTTAGCTACATATTCTAAGATTATGAATGCTAGTGAAGAACAGCTTATAAAAGGTATTGATAATGCCTACTTAATCAAACTAATGAAAGAAGTATATACTACAATTTAAAAGGAGTGATAAATATGAAAAAATCAGGAGAATACACTATAGGAGATGTGAATATAAACTTTTTTGAGCATAGTGGTGCTACTAGATATGAAGCTGTGATAGATAGTGATTATAAAGAAGTATTGGAATGTCTTGGTTCTGATAAAAACATAGATATAATGAATGAACTAGAAGATGAAGAAGACGTGAGTATTACTGTTAATATTAATAAATATACAGATAATACTATTAAAAATATAACTATATATACTGACCGTAGTGATAGTAAACGTGATGTTATGATTGCTGCAGGTTTAATTGCTGGATTGCAATATAATAAATAGATATAACAAGGAGGAAAGGAAATGAAATTTAAACCAGATGAATGGGAAGTAACGTTCGATGACATTAACAGAGTGGAGAAAGAAATGAGAGAAATGAGGACTGTTAAAAAGATAGTGAGAAACATACCAACGGTATCAGAACCTCCAGTCGAAGCTCCATTTAAAAAGAGACGTAGAATAGATATGTCTAAAACAAAATTAGCTAAATATCAAACTACAAAGTTATTATCGCCATTGGCCGATAAAGACCATAGTATGAGAGTTGATATGTTTGTCAATCAATTTGATAATATGGTAATGCCACTTAAAGCAGAAGTTCCAATACTATCTTCTGCACTATATGGTGATATGCTTAGTAGGAGTAGTTGTATACATAAAGCTAGAGGTAAAATAACACTTCTTCATAAGATAGTGTATCAATATCGTAAGATATATATTTATAAATTAAATGATAGAATATATCTGATGGATAGTAATGGATATATAAATACAAATGGAATTTGCTGTATACAAAGAACAGATTTAGATGCATTAGAAATAGGAGTTGAATATGATATTTCTGATGACGATGATAACTTTTGTATTGAATATCCAGACCAATATGACCCTACTATGGATATAGTGAAGTATGGAGTAAACTTGGTAATGATAAATACTATTGATAAAGATACAGTTGATGATGCTGCTAAGCTATCTGACTCAGCTCTTGCAAAGCTAGGAACTATCAAAATGAAGACTGTAAATATAGCATTAGAAAATAAGATAATAAAATCAGACTTTCCAGATAAGATACCAGAATTAGGAAAGTTATTGAAAACACCAGTAATATTTAAAATAGTGGAAGATGAAGAAACAGTTAGTAGTATTTCACAATCTACAGACACTCCTGTAGGTTTAGAAGATAGCCAAATTATAGTAGAACCAAATAGTTATATTGGATACTTTGAAGTTACTGCTAATGAACCAATAGAAAACGACCCTATTTTAGAAAGATATAGATTAGAATATTTAGAATTTAGACAAAAAGTAGCTAATGCATTAAGACCATATGTATTATATGATAGAAGTAATTGTGATAATAAAGTTATAGCATTTTATGAGAACTTTAGTATAAGCAAATTCCGTACAGAGAAGAAAGCTTTAACGTGTCCTTTTATCAGAATGGAAATAGCTACGTATGATTTTGGTGCTATCGGGTGTAAATTCAGTAATGAACACGGATGTAAAGCTACAAGTCAAAACTCAGTCTACGGAGGATATCTAGTAGCAGAAGATGGAACACCGATAGATATGGTATTCTCAGTAAGTGCTCACATAGCAAGAAGTATTACAGGAGTGTTATGGGAACAATGGCTTACAGGAATGAGTATGTATTTGACTAGAAAATATAAAACATTAACAGATAAAGAAGAAAAGAAAAGACTTATATCTGATTATAGAGAAGTGCTTAACATATTTGATTTAGAAAAAGCACATAAATCATTTTCAGATAAAGATATAGATACTATTTTAATGAACTATCCTGCAATACCAATAGCTATAATGCCATATGAGCAAAGAATAGATATGGAAAGTGGAGCACAAGCTATGCGTATTTTAAGTAAATGGGGATACGAAGAACAGACTATTTGGGTATGTGATAGAGATGGTAATAGAATTAGACCTCTTACTGATAAACATTTAGTAGGAAGTGTTTATACTATCAGAGATATACACGACCCTGAATATCAAAATAGTTCTATATCGGAAGTCACTCTTACTACAAAAGGTATACCAGAAGAAAAGTCTAAATCAAAAAGAGACGCACAATCAATCCATAGTAAGAAAGCAACAAAGATGGACGTGCAACTTACAGCACATTTAACTGGATTATTAAATGATGCGGACTTATATGCTATGCAAGTAGACGACAACAGCTCTCTTCATAGCTTACCTGAGTATTTGAATGCCATTGGTTTAAATATCAACTGGAAGGAGAACGAATGATGAAATACCTTACAATAGATAACGGAAAGTTTGTAATTACTGATGAATATGTACCACAAGATAAGTTTGCTATTATGTTTGAGAATAATGGTAAAAATGATGCGTATATCTTTTCTAAAGACCCTGTGTTTGTAGATGGGGAAAATATATTATTAAATGGACAAAGAGTTCCGTTAAAGAATCTCACAATAGTTCCTATTAATGAACATTTTGAAGAGTTAGTACGTACATTAAGAAGTTATGGTACAAATGAGTTTTCTACGAAAATGAAACTAGATAAAATACCTAATCCTGCATTGGTAGCAATGCCAATGTTCACAGGAGTAGTTTGTAATACTATTCTTTCTGAGGGAAAGAGTATACCTTTAATGAAATCACAACAGGTGAGAAAGTCAAGCTTAGTTAGAATGCTTAAGAAGCAGATAGAAAGAAATAAAGATATATCTATAGATTTAGCATATGAATTACTAGGATTGTATGGAATAAATCCTGCTGTGATGTTTAATCAAAATTATATCAAAAAGTAGGAGGAAAGAAATGTTATTATACGATCGTAGAGATTTAGTCAAGATGAGAGAGTTGGAGAAAGAGTTTGCTGTCAATCCACTTTCAGATGAAAAAGTTATAGTAAAATTAGAAAAAGATATATTTCTACGGGGTATAAAGTCAAGATGCATTTTAAATACATATATATTTGAAGTATTGGAAGATTTTGATGTACCTCATGATATAAGGAAAGAATTAATATACAGAGATAACTATTACAAAGGAAGATTTAATAACTATATGAACCATGTAATAGAACTTTGTAAAGAAAGAATAGATAATCCAGTGGTAATGCTCCCACATTTATTGGGGGATATATTCAGTTGCTTCCACAGATTATCAGTAGTATCAAATGAAACATTATCAATGGACCACAGTCTAATGGGATATTTAAGAGCATACGAACAGCATCCAGAGTTCGCAGAGCTATTTAGAAATCCTGTAATAAAGAAGACAGATGACCCGTATACTGTGGAAAAGAAATATGAATACATAAATGATACTATAATAAAAGCAGATGTACATCCATTATCTGATTTCTTAAAATCTGGTGTTAAGTCAAATAAACTTCAGATAATGGGATTCGTACAAGTAGGACTACAACCAGACCAATTAGACCCAGGTAAAGTAAAGAATAATACTATATCTGGATGGCTTAACGGACTTCGTAATTTACCAGATATGGTTCACTTAGATAACCAAGCATTGGAAGCTGTTATAAAAGGAAAGAATGAAGTTCAAGAACCAGGGGAATTGGGTAAACTTATAAACGTAGCTCTTACAGAAACTAAAATAAATAAAGATGTAACTAGAGCTGTAGTACATGATTGTGGAACTCATGATTATGAAATAGTCAAAATAAAGAGTGCAAAAGATTTACAAAAATACAGATATAAATATATCGTAGACCCAATAACATACAATATATTAGGTTATGTTGATTTAAATAGAACAGACCTTATAGGAGCTATGGTAAGTTTACGTATGCTTCATCATTGTCATGGTGTAAATTGTGTATGTGAAGTATGTATAGGAGCTAATAATAAGTTCTTACAAGATACAGGTATATTTAAAAATAATATCTATGAATATGGTATGCATGTAATTGGAGGAAAGTTCCAAAAGGTAATATCTATCAAACATAGTAATAATGCCTTTGTAAAACCAATACCAGTAATATTCAGAGGAAAACACTATGAAAACATATTAGACTTTATATTAGATACAAATTATATTACAGACTTCGAATTTGATAAGATTATATTTGCTGTAGGAACTAAGGTAGAACTTAGAGATATGGATGGATATAGATTTAAGAGACTATTCATCAATGATGAATATGTAGATATCTTATTAGATAAACCAATAGAATTAAATGGACTTACTTTAACTATCTATATACCAAATGACAGCGTATTACTTACTGCAAAAGATATTCAAGTAATGTTACGTATGCACAGTTCTACAAGTAAATATCTATTACCAGAAGATAAGTGGGACAGAACAGGCTTATCATCTATGACAAGAGCAGAACAATTAAGCTCATTCTACAAATACTGCCAAACTAAAGTATCATTTGACCATTCAATGTATTATGAAATGATAGTAAATGCTATGATGAGAGATGCTTCTGATTTATCTTCTAAGCCTACTGAAAAGACAGAGCTTATAGATATCATACACGTAAATCAACTTACATCTTCTGTAGATAAAAGTAAAAAGTTTAGTAATAAGATACATCATGGATATGTTAAATCAAATATATTGAGTGTAATACCAGTAGTAGAGCCTTGCGAGGCAGACGTATTATACAATATAGTAGATAATAGAGAATTAACAGAAGCAGATGTACCAAAAGAATTACAAAGAATACTTCGTGAAGATTATGATAGTGATATAGAATTGAAGAATGAATATAATTATGAAGTATGTAAACAGATTTGTGATGTTAGTCAAAAAGATGATGATTACAGCGACGATGAGGAGGATTAAAATGGACATTGAAATAAAACATGCTGGGACATCTGAAATGCCTTATATATACCTTGCAGAGCTTAGGCTCTGTGAGGACCATATAAATCATGGTATTGATGAAAATGAATATGGATGTCGTATGCGTAATATAGGAACATTTGCAGATGATATCAAGACATATTATCATAAACATAAAATTAGATGTGTTGTAGCTAAAGTAGATGGAATTTGTAGAGGCTTTATAGCATTTGCGGTAGAGCCATATCATACGTATATAGATACTATATACGTAGACGAAGAGTTTAGAAACAAGGGTATAGCTACAAAGTTAGTAAGCAAAGTAAACATATATACAGGACATAACACATTAAAAGCATTAATTGCAGATTATAATGTAGTATGTCAAAAATTTGCAACAGGAATAGGATTTAAAAAGACAAAGGTTTCTAACATATACGGTATGGGAGAATATATGTGTGAGGTTAACAAAGCAAGAGGCCAATAGGAGGATAGATGAATTACGAAACATCAACAGCTTATTGGATTGAACGTGGCTACATAAGTAAAGAAATAGCAATGAATTTACGTAGTAAGTTCAGTGTGTTGGACTTTATGACGAAAGCAGAAGTTCCGACAGCATATTTTGAGATTGGGGATCATATTTGTATCCCCAAAATCAAATTTGAATTATTAGAAAGTTTAATTAAAGGTAAATTCTATAGAGAAATAATAACACCAAATGATAATAAAGAAGTAAAGTATAGTCCACTTAAATATAAAGAAATGAACCATCAGAAAGATATAGTAAAGGGAGCAGTAGAACATTTTACAAATGAACCAGATAAAAGAGTCTGCGTTTGTGCAAGACCAGGATTTGGTAAAACATTTATGAGTGCTGCTATTGTATCTAAGATGAAATGTAAGTTTATGTTTATAGTCTATAGTAGTGATTTAGTAGAGCAAACTTATGATGCTTTTGTAGATTACTTTGGAACATCTGAGGGATTCTTAAGACTAGACCAGTCAAAAGGGTTTATGGAAATAGATTATAAGAAAGTAAATGGGATATTCTTAACACACAGCATGATTCAATCATTAATAAAAAGATATGGAATGATGAATGTCACAAATGTAATATTCAATAAATTTAAATGTGATATGAAGATAATGGATGAATATGATACTTATGTTAAGAACTTATACTTCTTGGAATGTTGGGGGAACTTTAAATATAACTTATACTTAACTGGTACTAAGTTTAAAAATATGAGACCAGATGATAATATATTTCAAATGATATATAAACATGCTAAAACTCTAGGAGCGGATGTAAGACTTCCTGTTAATAGAGAATGTTATGTTATTAAGTATAAGTTCAGTCCTACTAAAAGAGAATACTTCTTAATGCATATGAATGATGAGAAGCTTTTTAAAGTGAGATATAATGATTATATTGCCAGAAAGGATGTATTATTAGATTATGTAATGAAGAACTATTATAAATCTGACGATAGTCCTCTTCGTACTTTAATAAAAGACGGAGGTAGTATAGCATTATATGTAGGACGTATAGAAAATTGTGAAATAGTAAAGGATAAGCTCATAAATTATTATGGTATTAAAGAAGAAGACATTGGTATATATAACAGTACTATAAATAAGAAAGAAAAGGCTATAAGCGAAACTAAACCATGGATAGTTACTACGACTAAATCTATGGGACGTGGATATGATAATAAGAATCTTCGTGCTCTTATATTCCTAGAATTTAATTTTGGTACGGCAGATTATATGCAAAATATCAGTAGAGTTGCACGTATTGGAGGAAAGTCTGGACTTGTATTTGAAGGACTGGATTTGAGTTTTCCAAAAGTAATTGCAAACCATAGTAAAAAAGTAAGAGAGGATATTTATACAGATATGTATTCTCAAGTACATTATAGGGAAATACCAGAACCTATATACAAATATTATAGTTATGGATATAGACCTGATAGTAAATTTATATTAGAACAAAAGAAGAAAAGGAGATAACGATGATAAGCAGTGACACTAAATTCATAAACGCAATAGTAAATGTTACAAATAGTTTCTTTTTATTAACTTGGTTAAAATATGTAGTACTACCTGTTATAAAACTAGTTAGTGTAGTTAGATTAATATTAAGTCTCATATTAATAATCCCATTAGTAATATTAGGAATACTTATACATTTACTGATAATCAGACCACTATGGTTTATAATTAGATTATTTATAAGAGTGGAGGTGTCTGATATATATGAATGAAACATTAGCTAAGGAAGTGATGTTTATAAGGCCTAATGACGTGTTATTTAGCTACGACCTTATCATCATAGATATTTATAACCAATTAAGACATAAGCTCAAAGAAGTGGATAAGGAAGCTTTTAGAGTGAAGATAGAGAGTACATTTAATGAAAATCTATATATGTACAGTATTGATTATGATGATAAAGGAAACATGTTCTTCAGGTCTGATATAGATAAGCGTAGAGTAGACATAGAAGATTATAACGTAGTAATAGCTTCTAAAAAGCATAGTTTCATATCATATGATGTTTGGGTATGGCTATATGAAACTCCGTATGCGAATATAGTATATGAAGTTGCAATATCTTTCTTTAATTATTCTATGATGGATATTGAAGATGGATTTAATATGTTTATAATAACAGCAGACCACGTCGTACCAGAGACATATTATATTGGAAGATTCTTTAGGAATAAGAATAAAGTTGAAACTAAAGTTATAGATATGAAGAAATTATCTGCTTGGTTTAAGTATCAATTCAAAGACGTTACTAATGGAGTAATGAATACTATATGGCTTGCGGAAGACTTCAGTGACCCAATAGCTATTATGATGATTGCTCAAGAGAACGAACCACTAGAAGATGATATACTAAGAAGAATTATGCTTGAAACAAGAATAGTTCCTATCAATGAAGCTAATATGAAGAGAGCTGAAGAGCTATCTAAAGAAGAACGTGTCAGCGGTAATATAGGAGTAATAGATACCTTCAAAATTAGTAAAATAGACCAATTATTATAAGCTATTTTTAGCTATATATCATAAGGTATATAATAAAATACTGGAGGTATATATCATGATAGAAAAATTAAATAATGTTTTACTAGGGTTATTAGCAGTAATTCTAGCAGTAGGAGTATATGTTATAGTTAAAGGAGCTGATAATATGTCAGTTCCTTTAAGATCATTTTTAATGGGGATACTAGCAATGGTATTCCTAATGACAGTAATTGTAACTTGGTTGAAAAGCCAAGTTATGAAAAAGAGAAGAGAGAAGAGATAATTCTCTCTTTCTTTTTTTTT